TTTATATTCATATTCTTATTTTTGTTATAGAATATATGTCGCTTTCCAAGAATGTTTAGCAGACTTGCTCGTTCAAATAGCAGCGGGCGGCAGTCCTTCGCCGTTTGGTTTAGATACTCCGCATGCCCCTTTAATTAATTGGGACAGCACGAGTAACGCTGGCGTATTGTATGCTGAAACTAGCATATATGAATTAAATGTTCCAAATCCTAATCCAAGCAATTACCAACCTATAAATATATATATGAATGCTCCATTATTTACGCTTTTTAGTGGGTTTCCTTCAATCTATCTCGGGTATGAAAATGTATTAGATGGCAAAAACTTTCAGTTAACCATTGTAGATTTTGGGGGCATTAATTTTCAATCTATCGTCAATCCGCTCGACCCAACTGACATATATAACGCTATTGTTTTATATCAGGAATACCCGACAACCGAAGCATGGTCGGCAATTACGGCGATAGTCTTTTGTTCCAATACATTACCTATTAATCCATCTAACGTGTCAAGTCCGCAGGTATTTAATGAAAACCAAATTGTAGGGGTTCAGGGCAATAATTCATCGGTATCAAATATTATTACTGACATTACAAGTGATTCGGGTTTATTCAAGCCATCGCTGACCTATGTACCGACACAATATAGATATACCACTTTATACGGCAATCAACCTCTTAATAGCTTTGATTTAAGTATATTTTATAGATTGAGGACAGGTCAATTGATACCATTTACGCTAAACAGTGGCGGCAGTGTCACAATGAAATTAGCATTCATTAAAAAAGACCTCGTAAAATCATAATTTTAGCAATTTCTTTTAATTAGTATTTTTAAATATTTTTTTATATTTACTAATATATATAATGACCGAGTTTAAGACTACCCTAATTAAAGATGCTACTATTCGTGATATTACGCCGAGCCTTGATTATGGCGTTGTCAGCGGCGCAGCATCCACTACCTACCAGCCATTCACGGCGCAGTCGCCTTCTAACTCGCAATTGACCTTTTCCGTGCAAGTACCGAGCGAAAACATAGTATTAGGCCGAGATATTTTAATTCAGGCAGGTTTGACCTTTCGTGTGACCGTTTCCAACGTTCCAGTAGGTGAATACGCCTTTCAGTATGGGCTCACTGATTCTATGCAGGCGTTCCCGCTCAATTCGTTGCTTTCAACAGCAACAGTTCAAATAAATAATACCACATGCTCGATTAACACGCAGGATGTCCTTACCCAGTTGCTTCTTATTAATGACCCACGCCATCTTTCAAAATATAACGGCATGACTCCTTCGTTCCTTGATTCCAACTTTGGCGTATATGCTGATGCTGTCGGCGCTTCGTCTAACCCGATGTCCTCGTTTAACAACGGAACTTTTGATAATTCTATTGTTCCTCGTGGTTCGTTCCCTGTATCGGTTTCAATCGCCCATACTATTACCGCAGGCGGAACTGATGCGTCGCCAATTTCTACCAATCTTGCTGACTCGTGGATAATTACTATATCGACTGTGGTTTGCGAACCTCTCATTCTCTCACCGTTTACGTGGGGCGAGATGACCCGCAATGCGCAAGGTTTAGTGGGTATTAACAATATCACTTTTACCCTTAATATCGATCAGTCTCTTAAAAAACTTATGTCTACTTCCGCTCCTGTGGGCTACAACTATAATCTTCTTCCTGGCTCGGCGGCAAATGGCGGTCAGTTATTCGCCGCAGCAGCGCCAGTTGGCATTTTGTCGTCGCCTTCTACCCCGCAGATTCTTTTTAAGTTCCTTTCCGTGCAGCCGACAGATTTATTGAATCCTAAAAATGTTGTGCCCTACACTGATGCACCCCGCTATATAACCAGTGCGGCAAACACCGCAGCCATTCCAGCGGGCGGCTCGGCAACTATACAGACATCCAATTTACAGCTCAATCAGCTTCCATCCCGATTTCTTGTTTGCGTGAGGAAGCCAATGAATCTTCAAACCGCTCGTGATTCTAACTCGTTTTTAACTATTACAGGGGTTTCAATTAATTTAAATAACAAGTCGGGGCTGTTGTCGTCTTGCAGCCAATTCGATTTGTATAGGCTTTCAAAACGTGCAGGCAGTTCGCAGTCGTGGAGCGCTTTTAGCGGTCAAGCATGGGTCAATAAGGTTGTTGGAGGCGTTCAAAATGGTGCGCTCGTTCCTACCACAGGTAGTTTGCTCGTATTGAATCCGTCTCTTGACCTTTCGCTTGAATCGTGGTTGGCTAACGGTTCGCTTGGCAACTTCAATCTTCAAATGCAGATAACATGTTCTAATCAGTTTGGCGCAGCTATTACCCCCGAAATTGTTATTGTATGCCTAAATGATGGCCTCATGACTACCACACAGGGCGTATCTTCCGTATATACGGGCATTCTTACCCGCCAAATCGTTATGGACGCACAGAAGCAACCGTCTATGTCGTCCGCAGAGGAAGCCGAAGTTGTCGGCGGTCGTATGCTTTCGGGACACTCAATGCGTAATCCCGTTGGCGGCTTGATGTCGGGCGCAGGTGCTCGTTCTCGTCTCTCGGGTATGTATTAAATTATGAATATTTAATTTTAATTATATTTAATTTAATTTATTAATATTTTTTATAATAAGAAAAATATTAATCTTGTTTAATATAATTACTCATTGCTGTATTAGATGAAGTCCCCATATCCGCCGAATCCTCTTTAAGGTCTTTTACTACATCAGCGTATTTATCAGTTAAAAATATTGCCCTTAACATAGAGCATCCTATTTTCTTGCCAAATATCTTATTTAACATTCTTGTCATTTGAGTTGATGTCTTTAATGGTGCGCCATCATACATTACCAAAAAATTATTATTTTCTTTTGGTCTATATTTTTTATATACATTTAAAATGGTTAATAATTCGGGTGATATATCTACAATCTGTTCTTTATAGGTTTTTGCAGTCTTGTAGTTATTAAATATGAACTTGTCGCCGTCCAAATAATTTAATTTCTTATCATCGCCTTTACCATAGACCATGTCAATATAATCTTTATTTCTTCTTGGACTATTTAAAGTATAGAGCGAGAGAACAACCAAATTTAAAAGCGCATCATATTGCTCTTTTGTTATTGTTTTCTTTTTAAGTGGTAATATTGCTTCCAATTCCTTCTGTTTTGCTTTGACTTCGTCTTGCGTAATCCAGTTAGCCGTTGCCTTTTCACTTTTCGTTGTATTATTCTTTAATTCCTTGTTTATAGTCAAAAGATGAGGATAATACACATCGTACGCCTTTTTGTATTTAGGTTTATCTTTCAAAACCGACGAAATCGCTATGAAATAAGAGCGCCGAGTATTTGGTTTTAATGCTTCCAATTTTTTTAATATATCATCCGTTTTCAATAAAAAGTTTAGATTTTTAATTACATTACCATTTAATTTTACCAAATTATGAGTGTATAATTTCTTGCTGCTATCGCTGATATCCTTTCCATCGAACAAATCCATATAGATTAATATTAGATTATATTTTTAATCTATTTATTTTAATCTAAAACCAAAGAAGCTTATATATGACCCAGCCTCTACTACCTACTGATTCTATTTCGGGTCTATGCCGTATCATATATAAGCGTTGCCGTTCTTTTGCGTAGGACTTTCCAAAATCTCTTAAATAAATATGATAATCATTATATCTTGCGTCTCCGCCATAATACATGAATAATCCGTCTTTGTCATATACTTCAATCTTATATTTCTTATTTCCACTCGGGAATACGGTTAATCCTAAATCTTTCGCAATTTTATAGGTTCTCGGCGATATTTCATACATAATATATACATATAATATATTATGGAAGAATGGTCGCATGAGGTCATAGATTTTCTTGAATTAATAAGACGTAAGAGCGTCTCATTAGCGCAAAAACATACAGCAAGTTTTTTCTTTTATAAATCGTGTATGAATGCGTTTGACGTACCAACTATTATTTTAAGTGTGTTGAGTTCGTCATTTTCGGTTGGAACGACTGCGTTTATAAGCCAAGCGAATATAAGCATTACTACGTGCAGTATAAGCATGTTAATAGCAATTCTTGGTTCTATAAAATTATATCTTAATCTTACGACCAATACCGCAAATGAACTGATGGTTTCAAAAGAGTTTCATATATTGGCTCTTGATATTAGCAAAATGTTATTTATTCCAATTGATTTAAGAAAAGTAAAGCAAGAAGATTTCATGGATGAGATATACGATAGATATATAGT